TGTGAGGAGCAAGGAGGGGTATTGGTTCAATATGGGTACTATTACGTTTGGCAACCAATTGATGCGTCCAAAGGAATTGGTTATATGCAAGAGTACCCAAATTATGTTTGTCAAAAGGAGGAAATCAAATGAAAGAAATAGCAATGATTGGCGGAATATTTGAGACGGAAGAAGGGGCAAAAGGCTTCCAAAATCTGCTTGAAGATGACTCAGTCGTGGTAAAATTCTATATGCCAAACGCAATGCAACCTGTACTGTACTGGGTGGCCAATCAGCAGTTGGTAGATAACCTCAAGGAGACACTTGATGCGTGACTTTCTATTTAATCTAGCCCTCACAGTACTGCCCATCATGGCAATACTAATCATCGTGGACTTCATTCTCTGCGCTATCACTGGATACGACTATGACTGAAGTTTGGGTATTTATGTTTGGTATGTTGGTCGGGGTAGCTCTTTGGAACTTAGCTATTATTACTTACAGAGAATTGTATGCCCGTAGAGAAAATCAGGACGTTCCTCGGCAGACATTTAGAGCGGGGGGTAACTAAAGTAACGGAGGGAGTGATCTACAGATGTACAGACTGTGGACAGAGTTGGGATAAGGAACAGGCGCACAAGTGCCTGACAACAAGTATGAGGATTGGGGAGAAGCCTGTGCACGAGGCGACGAAGATCTAGTCTTCATACTTGTTGGTATATACGAGGCGGGGCATTGTTATGATGCATTAAGAAAGCCTTATTTTGCCAACAGCTAAAAAGTATGAGGATTGAGGCGATGCATAGCTGTCGGACAAGTTCCGTCTTTAAGTGTAGTCCTCATACTTGTTGGTGTCGTAAGACGATTAGCTCGTGGTGCAATTCCGCAGTCTCTGGCCTATAGTTTAGTTTCGGGTGCAAGTCCCGGGAGGCCAGAACCAACAGCTAACAAGTATGATGATTGGATAGACACTGCTATCGGCTCACCGTTGAAACAATACGGACAAGTCGGCCCGACAGAAACGCCAGTCGTCATACTTGTTGGTGAGTGCGTAGACTGATACGCATCAATAGTCGTGAGAGCCAATGTCGAGCCGATATCAAGGACGGTTGGCAAGTTGGAGATCAGTACCAACCACCAACTATAACAAGGAGTTAATGATGGCAACAAAGAAAACAACAACGCCAAAGAAGTTAATGGACGAGCTCCAAAAGACTGAGTCCGACTTCCAACAGATGAACGACTATCTAGACTACGTATCGGCTAGGATGAAGTACTTGGACAACCAAGTAAGGGCGCTGAAGCTAGAGAACGATCAGCACAAAGCCACCATAAGGCGCATGGATAGACGAATCCAGAACGCCTGATATACAATAGTACTCATCAAGGTTCGACATTGGAATAATATGGATAACGCAACCACCCCGCCAAAGAAAAGGCCAGGCCGCCCCTCAAAATACACCCCTGAACTAGCAGACGAGATCTGTCAAAGGCTAAGTAATGGGGAACCACTAAGACAGATATGTAGAGATGATCATATGCCTGCATGGCAGAAGATCTATGAGTGGATGCATAAAGACCCTAACCTATCGGGAGCCATCGCACACGCACGTGATCAGGGAGGGGATGCCATAGCAGAGGACATCCTCAAAGAAATCAACCAAGAGCCTGAGAGAATCCTCTCTGAGGGTGGTGGCAGGGTAGATCCAGGCTACGTCCAACTGGTCAAGATGAGGGCTGAGATCAAGCTAAAACTATTGGCTAAATGGAACCCTAAAAAATATGGGGACAGGACGGTTATTGCAGGCGACAAGGACAATCCCTTGCAGTCTGAGGTTGTTCTGACGGCTAAGGATGCTATGGACACCATCGTTCAGCACCTCCAACTCAAGAAGCAGAATGCAAACGCAGGAGCTTGACGATGTCATTGAGATACTGACCAATCCAGAGGTCAAGGCTCACTTTGCTGTATTACCACCACAAGAACAACTGGCCTACGCCGCCAGGATCAAATGGCTATCAATAGCCCACACCCATCAGATTCCTGCGAGTTGGGACTGGTCAATCGCTCTGGTGCTCGGTGGACGGGGAGCGGGTAAGACCAGACTTGCGGCAGAGTGGCTGTGGTGGCAGGCATGGACTAGGCCAAAGACTAGATGGTTAGTAGGCGCCCCAACTCACTCCGACCTGAAGGATGTTTGCTTTATGGGTGACTCTGGCCTGATTAACGTCATGCCCCAGATCCTTATTAAAAAGCACCTAAAGGACGATAACGAGATAACCCTAATCAACGGATCCATCATCAAAGGAATCCCTGCCTCAGAGCCTGAGCGCTTCAGGGGGCCACAGTTCCACGGTGGATGGCTAGATGAGTTGGCGGCGTGGGATTACCTCCAAGAGGCTTGGGATCTACTGAGCTTCTCTATCCGACTGGGTGACAAGACTCAGGTTATTTGTACCACCACGCCTAAGCCCAAAGACCTAATAGTTGATCTGGTAGGCAGGAATGGGCACGATGTAGCCCTGACTACCGCATCCACCTACGCCAACATTGACAACCTATCGGCAAACTTCCGTAAGCAGATTGAGCAGTACGACCCAGAGTCAGCGCTGTACCGTCAGGAGGTCTTGGCTGAGATCTTAGACCCTGAGCTAACTGGTATCGTCAAGCGCAAGTGGTTCAAGCTGTTTCCCGCCTACAACTCACAGGGTGAGCCAATGCCTCTGCCCAAGTTTGAGTTCATCCTCCAGAGCTATGACTGTGCGTTCACCGAGAAAGCGCACAACGATCCAACAGCGTGTATCACTTTCGGTGTATTCAAACCCTTGGATGGTCCGATGTCAGTGCTCATCCTCGATGCCTGGCAAGACCACTTGCAATACCCTGACCTCAAGCCAAAGGTGATGGATGAGTTCGAGACGGTGTACGGTGAGGGCAAGGACAAGAAGCGGGTGGAGATGATTTTGGTGGAGGACAAGGCCGCAGGGATCAGCTTGATCCAAGACTTGCAACGGGCACAGTTACCAGTACAGAGCTACAACCCTGGTAAGGCTGACAAGGTTCAGCGGTTATCAATTGTCGCCAATATCATACGGGCAGGCAGAGTCTGGGTGCCAGAGTCAAGCATGAACAAAGGATATGTAAGGGACTGGGCAGAAGGCGCTATAAGCCAGATCTGCGCTTTCCCTGACGCAACACACGACGACTACGTAGATGCGCTTACACAGGCCTTACGGTGGCTTAGAGACGCAGGGTTCTTAAACATCGATCCTGCACCAAGGGAAGACTACGACGAGGAAGATTACATTGACGCCAACCCACAACCGAGGGTGAATCCTTATGCTGTATGATCCACACGGGGTGGTGGTACGGGTTAGCGCCGTGCTGAGATTTGTACAGACGACCACTGCTTTATGTGAGCCACCTCAACCAAAGGACAATCATGTTTGACATCATCAAAGACCTGCTGATCAACAATTACCAGGTTGATCCCATTTTGGTTGCTGAGGACTCCAGAGTATCTGAGCTTGGACTGGACTCGCTTGGGTTTGTGGAGTTGCTGTTTGATGTAGAGGACAAGATAGGTAAGAAGATACCTGAATCGCTGATCAAACCAGAGCACGTTGACCTAACACTGGGTGAGCTATGCACATTGCTTCAGACACTGTAGCAAGGGTACACTTGAGGGCAATATCTACCATGAGGCACACCTATGGCTGACAACTCATCATTTAGCGGGTCGGACTGGCTCCGCTTCATGGCTAACCAACCATCTGCACCTTTTGCTCCTATTCAAGCCGCCAAAGAGAATGCTCAGGCGCTTATGGGTATGCCGTCAAAGATTTACCACGGCGCCAAACAACTAGCTACAGATCCCAAAGCATATTTTGCTGACATCAAGCCACCATCCGCTGAAGAGATGGCTATGGCGTTCAACCCTGCCCATCTCGGCGCAATGGCAGGCACAACTAAGCTTTACTCAGGAGTTAACAAAGCGGCGTCTGAGTTGCAGAGGACTAAGGGTACGGGCAAAGAGTTCATGACTGAGCTTAGCAAGAAGCCCGGCGTCAAGAAGGCTGAGTTGGCTGATAGGAACCTGCACGAGATCAACGACCTGCCCAAGATGACCAAGGATGAGTTCCAAGCTGAACTCGCCAAGCGCCCCAAGCCTACCGTCACCAAGAAGATTCTTAGCAATGATGCTGAGAAGCTATATATCGTACCGCACAACCCTGACAGCATACTGGACGAAAGGCACTGGGTTGTTGATAGCAGTGGTGAACCAGTCACGGCGCATCCTTTCCCATCTAGAGAAGATGCTGAATCTCATATTGAAAATCATGAGATAGATGAGAGTGGGACACACCATGAGGGTTTTAAGCTACCCGGTGGAAATAATTACCAAGAGCATTTGTACAAGTATGAGCCAGAAGGACAAAAGCCTTTTGTGGCAAATGAACATCATTTCGGTGCTGAGCCTAATGTATTAGCAAGTGCTCGAACAGTTGACCGGAAAACCCCTGAAGGCAAGAAGATCCTACATGTTGAGGAGATTCAATCTGATTGGCACCAGCAGGGGCGTGAGAAGGGGTATAAACAAAATGCACTTCAACAATATCAAAATGAAATAAACAGGCTTGCCTCAAAGTATGGCGTAGATACGCAAAATAAATCTGTAGCAACAATTGAATCTGAATTAAATCATTTTTTAACAAAAGATGAAAACGCAAAATTAGATCAACTTGAAGAAGTAAGAAGCGCAGATTTAACCGCAGTTCCCGACGCCCCATTCAAAAAGAACTGGGAAGAGATGGTCAGCAAGGACTTAATCAAGCACGCTGTTGACAATGGGTATGACGGCATAGCATTGACGCCTGGTACTGAGCAGGCAGACCGTTACAATTTGAGCAAGCACGTTGATTCGGTCACCGTTTCCCCAACTGGAAATGGAAATTATCGGATTGATGCTCAAATTAAGGGTGGTGGCACAAAAACAGAAACAAATTTGGATGCCAATGGTGTTGAGGCAATGATTGGCAAAGAGCTTGCCTCGAAGTTGATTCCTGCCGCTGACGCAAGATTGAAAAGCACTGCCGCCATGAGAGAAGTTGCCACAAGTGGTGATGATGCTGAGTACAACAGACTGCGTGAGTCTCGCAAAGATTTGCCACCCACAACTCTGTCTGGACTTGATTTAAAAATTGGCGGCGAAGGCATGAAGTCGGCTTACGACAATCGCATCCCCAATATCTTCAACGACATTGGTAAGCCATACGGTTCTGAGATGAAGCTTAATGAGCTTCCAATATTAAATAGCGGTAAACATTATTCAAAAGAAAATCTTTTCGGTGGTTTTAATGTTATGAATGATGAGAACAATTCAGTTTCATATCATCCAACGCTAGAAGAAGCAAATACAAAGGCCAAAGAACTCAACTCTACACCACTTCATTACATGGAATTCACGCCAGAGATGAAGCAAGGAATATCAGAGAACAGCCTTCCTGCATATAAAAAAGGTGGCAAGGTTCATGTTGCTGATGATGCTGACATGATGCGCCACGAGTTGATGATTAAACCTGTGCGTAGGTTTAAAGACGGTGGTCAAGAGGGTGAAGACTTAAGCAAGCCTGCATTTGTGTACCCTGGAATAGGAAAGCGCCCACATCAAACTTCAGAATCGGTTACTCAATCAGCTAACGCACCTATCTCAGCATTGAGGGGCTCAATAGCGTCTGGGTTTGGATTCCCTTCAGACATAGCTAACTTGTTCAACAATCCAGAAGCAGGCCTACCTCTTTCGCCAAGTGAATCAAAAGAAATATTTGGTGAGAAAAAAGACCTGCCCACAACAACGTCATCAATATTAAGCTTTTTACCATTAAAGCAAACTGGACCTGTCAATGAGGCCGCCGAAGCGCTTGGTGTTGCCGCACCATTCCCAGTAGGTAAAGCTGTACGTGCAGGCGCCAAGATGATTAAAGAAGGCGCTGAATACATATCGCCTAAAGTTGCAGAGATGATTGCCAAGGGTGAGTTGAAGATACCTGGCGTACCTGATGTTATGCAAACGCAACCATCAATGTTCGTTACAGATCCAAACAGCCCTGCGTTTGAAAAAGTAATCAAGCCTGAAGAAAGAATTAAAGTAAAGACTAAAAAGGCTAAAGAACCAGAGCCAACACCTCACACTGACGAACAGATTGAAGAGCATTCATTCCAACCTGCAAGTACGGATGAGGCTCAGAAGCATTTGTCCAACGGGCATTATGTTTACGCAATGCATGAGCAGGCTGAAGAGCCACACTTACTTAGATCCGCTGACGAAGTTAATGCTTATACTCCTGATCAATTGGCTATAGTGCCAAAAGATATACCAATGAATGGCAAATCATTATCTGAAGCCATTGAAGATAAAGCTGTTAAAAATTTAACGGTCGGCTCAGAGCCAATTGAGGGTGAGATTAAAGATCAGCCAACTCTCATTGATATGAAGAAGGGAGATATATCACAGCACAATCTAATGGTTGAGCGTGGTGAGCGTGAAACTGGAAGTAAAAGTATATTGTCTGCGGCTGAAAAACAAGTTATCAAGCAAGGCGCTAAGGACGCAGGCGTACCCGCATCAGAAATAGAAGCAAAAGTTCGTCAGCACAAGATAGACAATCCAAGTACTGGAGATGATCCTTGGGCTCATATTGAGTTAAACAGAATTGTTCCAAACAAAGACAAGCCTGGTGATTATGATATTGAATATAAAAATATTCCATACAGCTTTGACAAAGATGCAAACGGAAAATTAATTGAGCCAAATACTTTACAGTATGAGAATCATACTGAAACATTGGCTGAAAAGTTAAAGAATGAAGTATTGGAAATTTATAACAGGTTTAAAAGCGGAGATCAAACAGCAGGCAATATCATTCGTCAGGCAGGTTGGTACAAAGAGATGAGATCCAGATTGCGCCAAGAGTTTGGTGGTCTTGGAGACATGTTTGCTGATTTGTTGGGCGCAACATCACCAAATACACCAGTGCGTGAGAACTGGAAAAATGCTATTGATTTGCTGAGAAAAGCAAGCAAGGGTGACTTTGATGAATTGATGCCTAAGTGGGAAGCTTGGCAAGAAAATATTAAAGACAAAGAAAAAGAACTTGAGACTTGGTTTAATGAGCAAAATCAAACCAGAACTAAAAAAGAGATTAAAGAGAAAGATCCTGAATACAAAAGGATGATGCAAGAGTTGTCGGATGCAAGAAAATTGCCAGATGAATTAATGCCACTCAAAGATAATGAAAAGAAATATGGATTCAATGGCGAGAACGGTATACGTGCTTTAACAGATTTGTTTAGAGTTGTTAAAAATCCTAATATTGATATTGGTATTGGCGCTACTGCTCCAAAGGCAATTACATTCTCAGGTAACTTGATTGGGTTTAAAGATAGGGCAACAATTGACGTATGGGCGGCTAGACTGCTTCAGCGCTTAGCGGGTAAGGAGCGTATACCTTCAATGGCTGAAAGCGGTGTAGTGGGTTCTATGTTGCCAGACGGAACAACAACTGGACAATTTGGTCTTGGTCAAGATGTATTTCACAAAGCTGTTGACAAGATTCGCACAGATCCAAATATGTCACAGCACGATATTCTTAAAAATATTTCTGATGACGATTTGCAAGCTCTTGTTTGGTTTAAAGAAAAAGAACTTTGGACTAAAAAGAATTGGACTTCTGCGTCTGGTGAAGGTGGATCGTTTGAACAAGAGGCTGACCTTGCAGGCATCAAGAATCAAGAAGAGGTTAACAGGCTCAGAAAGATGCTAGATACTGGAGTTGCTGTTACTCCAGAACAAAAGCAACACGCAACTGAAGTTATTGAAAAGTTGGCTAGTTTAAGAGAACTTCGAAGTGAATTTCAAAAGAGTTTAAAGGGTTTGACTGAAGATCAACTCGATGAAGTAAAACCATTTTTAGATGAGTTTGATGATTATGTTGATGCTTTGAGGGCTGATCGAGACGATAATAAATTAAATGCTGTGCTCAAAAAGCCTACATTTGATGAGTTGTTAGAAAGTAAACGTGGTGCTCAACAGCAGTTGAATGAAATGTCCAGATCTCTTGAGCGTTATCAAGCGGGATTGTCTATACAGCGCCCAGAATTTACGCCAACAAATAAAGACATGGCTAGTCTTAGCAACTCTATCACAGATGCAATTTACTCCAGTGATGATGGCGCTACCGTAATGGGTAGTAAAGCTTTATCCACTGAAGGCAGATACGGGGATCCAGAGCGCTCATTAGACCTTGAGGCGGTGGTTAGAGACGGGTATGACCCTCACCCATTACTTCACGAGATTGTGTCTCAGGCCAATAAATTTAATCAAGATAGCACGTTCTTATCTAAAGTTTTAAGACATGATGAAATACCTAATCCATTAACTCATAGGCCAGGTGTTGAAATTTATTTCAGAGAAGCCAATGATGTGGATAAATTACAACCAATTTTGGATAATCTGGAAAAAGAAGGCATTAACTTCTATACTGTAGTTGTTGATGGAAGACGAAGCTCTGAAGCTATGGCGGGGGGGATGCCTGCCGCTGTTGGCGTTCGTTTCCAGCTTGTACCTGAGTTTGAACAACGGTATGGTATGTTTGATTGGTCCAAGTTGACCGATGAGGAAATTGCCGCCAAAGTTGAGAGTGAAGCCGACCAGATGGACAAACTTGCCGCGAGAGTGGCAAAGACAATTCCTGGCATTAGTAACGCACGACAATATTGGTATGATACGGAAGTAGTGTTTAAGAATCAATATGAGGAGAGACTAAATGAAATTAAAAACACAATCAGAACGCCTAGCGGAGAAAATCCCCAAGCTGGAGCAAGAGTTTGGAGCGGAAAATCCATACGTGAAGGGGTTGAAAGAGCAACTCGTTGGGCTAGAGAGGCAGAAGAATCGCAAGGAAATGTACTCAGTGGGGACGCTGTCGGCTCCGACCAAGTAAATAAATCTAAAAAATTAGCTATTGGTGGCTCAGTTACGCCTGGGCAACCAAGGCAAGAATCATTTATAAATCCGTCATTAAGGCTTGCTAACGGACAAGTCACACTCAATCCACTTGAGTTTATGCCCAACTATAGACGAGGCGGTAAGGTCACTATTGCTAATGACCTGGACATGATGCGTCACGAATTAATGACTAAAGGATAATTATGGCAACACAAATGCCCATTGAGCAGGACTACAACCGTCACATTGATGGTATGCAAATGATTGAGAACGAAGATGGCTCAGTTGATTTTGATATGCCACCAGAGGAGATGGAACTTGAAGAGATGCCAGACGGCTCTGTGATTGTCCATGACCCAGACTTTAAAGGTCCTGCTGAGGACAAAAAGTTTTATGAGAATTTGGCTGATGTGTTTGATGTTAAAGGCCTAGCCCTTGAATACATTAACCTGATCGAGAAGGACAAAGAAGCCCGTAAGATGCGGGATAAGCAGTACGAGGACGGCATTAAGCGGACTGGTATGGGTAATGATAGCCCAGGTGGTGCGACGTTCTTTGGAGCGTCTAAGGTAGTTCACCCAGTGATGGCTGAGTCTTGCGTAGACTTTGCGTCAAGGGCGATTAAAGAGATGTTCCCACCTGACGGACCAGTCAGAACAAAGATATTGGGTGATGTTGACGAC